GTGAATATTGGGTGTTTTCTTGAAATACTGAAGTTCTAGCTTCACCTTCAGCCAAAGGTAATTTTGTGTAGTCAGTCATTATGGCTTCACCCTTCTAGTCCCTTTAGGGTCAACAAAAATACTTCCTGATGGATACTTTGGATTCTTCAAAAATGAATCTACATCTTGTTGCGTAAATGTTTGCGGTTCAAATCTCAATGTTTCGATTGGGACTTCAGGCAATTTAGCGCCAGCATTTATCCTTCTTCTTTCAATTGCTTTTTGTGCATCAGACACTTTCCTAGCGTTAAGTTCAGCCAGTGTATTGATTGCTTTAGCAGCATCAACTTCAGATTCAGCGCCTTGCAATTCTTTGATTGATCGTTGTGCATCACCTTCAGTTTGAGTACCCTTATTCAGACGCAAAGACTCATTAACAAGACGGGTCTTAAACCTCTCAAAGTCATTTCTAGCAACTACATCAGGGTCATTTGAACCAAATGCACTTCTAGCTGCAATGGATGCACGATCTTTCAACCCAAACTTAATGTTTCCAGCCTTGATGCTGTTTACATAGTCATAAGCCTCAATAGCTAGATTTCTAGCCGCACTCGCATTTCCATAGTCAGCTTCTTCATCTTTAGCCAAGTCTGGTCTAAGAGGTTTATTGGCTTTTTCTTCTTGTTTAAGTTGATCTTGTTCACGTTTTCTTGCCGCCTCATCCAATTTCATTTGCTGATTAAAACTTGCTTGTCTTTGTGCAAGAGCATTATTGGATTGTGCTAATGCAAGATATGCTTGAGAAGTTTGAAGACCTTGTTGTTTATAGCTATCCATCAGTGCCTGATTAGATTTAATCTGAGCCTGATTTTGTTCAAATTGCTGAACTCTTTGAGTTGACTCTGCCAATTTGGTGACTATGCCATCAACCTTTTCGGGGTCAATAGTTCCCTTTTTAAAACTGTCTGAATATTGTCTTGCACTAATTTTTACAGATTCAGGGATGGTTGCGTCATCAATAAATATTTTGAATGGGTCATCTTCAACAGCACCAGCAGCACCCAACTGACGCAAGGCAGGAAGAATTTTAGCTTGCTCAGATATAGCTGTACGACCTTGAGGGAATGAAAGCAGTTGAGCCTTAACTTGCTCATTAATAGTGCCATCAGGGTTCTTGAGTTGACCAACCAATTCATTAGCCCTGTTGGTAAGACCTTGAGTCTGCATACCAATACCACGCTCAGTAAGGTAATCAGTCAATTTATAACCTTGTAACTGCTGCTCTTGAGCCTGTTGCTTTGACTTCATCATCTCATTACGTAAGATAAATGCAGTTTGGGTATCCCCAGTTTGCAATGCCATCTGAATGCCTTGAGCAAATGAGTCAGGGTTAGATGGGTCAATCATCCCAAGGATTTGCTGCCGTTGTGAAATCAGCTTCAACTGTGGGTCTTGACCACCCAAAGCACCGCCAATAGCACCACCTAACTGTTGACCAGCACGATAGAAACCATACTGTGCTTGCGCTCTAGGATCAAGCTGTGCATACCTAACCGCTTCAGCCTCTTGCGCCTGTCGTTGAGCAAGTTGGTACTGTTCAGGAGTAGTAAATAAACCAAGAATGTCTGAGGTCGCCATGATTACTCCTTAAATTTGTTGTTCATTAAATGAAAATGGAGATGGTCGTCTATAGTATCCACCTTGAGCCGCCAAAAGATCATTTTGCGCTCCTGTCATTCCAGTTTGACCAAATCCACTAAACAAATTTTCAAATCCAGTTTGCAATCTTGGGTCTTTAGATGCGCCAGTAAGGAAAGAACCTAATGGGCTAATTTGATTGGCTTGTTGTTGAGTCAATGCGGCACTCAATCCACCTCTAAGCAAACTAGAACCAGCATTAGCACCATAAGCCGCCGCTTGACCACCTAATCCAGCACCCAATGTCAAAGGTTGTTGACCCATCTCCTCAATAGACTGACCTGTACCCAAGTAAGCCGTAAATGGACTTAAAGCGCCGACCTGACCAGCTTGATATTGACCTAACAACTGGCTTCCTGTTCCAAACAATCCTGTACCAAATGCAACATTCTGTTGACCAGCTTGCTGTGCTTGTGCCGCTAACTGTAAGTCTTGTTGCGCTAATGCGTTGTAGTACGCTTCCATCTCAGGTGTAGTAGCACCCAATCCACCAGCACCACTTGGGCGCATACCTGTAGCACCTACAGACAGACCGCTACGACCTTGTTGGAACAACTGGTTCTGCAACTGAGCCATCTGACGCTCACGGCTAGGTGCAAGCAAGTCCTGTTGCTGTTGAATGTATTTAGCCGCAACCTGTTCAGGACTTTGTGCAAGGTACTGCTGACCCAAACCAAACAAACCTGTAGCCGCCTGAGACAAAGGCTGATACTGTTGTTGAGCCATTTCTGCTTGACCTAAAGCACCACCAGTAAGACCCATCAATCTATCTTGATAGCCTCTTAGTTCAGGACTGACGTTGTAACCAGCACCAGTTAAGTAGCCTTCAGGCGACATCTGAAAGTTAGAACTGCCATAACGAGTAGTAATCCCAACAGGACGAAATCTAGCCGCTTCAGCCGCTTGTCGTGCCGCTTCACGTTGAGCCGCCGCAGACTGATTTGCCGCATTCTCCATAGCATCAGCTTGACTTTGCGCCCCTAACAATCCTAATCCACCACTAATTATTGCACCAATAGGCATATCAATCTCCTTGAATCAAAATCTCATCCACTTTAGACGGATCTTTTTCGTCTGTGGCATGAATACAAAACCAAACACAATCAGTTATCGCTTTAACCCCATGAATTAATCCTGCCTTAATCTCAAGACAAGCAGGAGCATTCACAATATCAATCTCATTTCCACGCAACACAGCAACCTTGCCTTCAGCCAAAATAGACAAATGACTGAAGTTATGGGTGTGTTTCAAAATGGCAGTACCAGCAGGAAACCTAGCTTCCTTGGCATACAGTCCATCAGAAAAGTGGTGCATGATTTCAGGCTGATTCATTTTTATGGCATAGCCGCTTTGATTGCATCAGCAGTTGTTGCCGCATCAATAGCAGTTTGCATAGTGGCGTACTTCTCACGCACGACCTGTCTTGCCGCTTCTGCCGTTGTTGCTTCAGAGGGAATGGTTGCCTTGATGTCCAAAGGTGCAAACTCAGCAGATCGTGCTGTGCGTCTAGCATCATGGGCTATGTTCTTTGCTTTGGTTATGTTGATGGTAATCACGCTGTGTACTCCCATGCGTTGCGAAATGTGCGGTCTGTTGGAATGTCAGCAACATCTACAATCTTGTATGCCTTACCAGCAGGAACATCTTTTGCGGCAATTTCCTCAATGCTTAAACCGCACTCAGCGGCTGGAATGATGACTGCTACACCACCATCATCTGTTGGGTAAATAATTCTTGAGTTCATGGTTTTCTCCTTTATCTAAATACCGCAAGACATACATTCACATAGTCAAACTGTGTCGAACTGCCGTTTGCAGTGACAGTGGCAAATCTTATAGTGCTTGTAGTTGTAGCAGTTCCAGTACCTGCAAAAAATGTAACAATACCATGAGCCGCTGCGGGACTTCCAGTAGTACCGACTGTTGAATAATTTGCATCAGGCATAGCAGTCGTAAAGTTAACTGTGTAGTCTCCTGTGCCGTTATCGGTAATGCTTGTCACATTACCACTTCCACGAATAGCAACAGTACCTGTGCCATTAAAGTTCACCCAAGCACGAACACCAAAAGCAGTTGCAACAGAGCCGTAGCCTGAGTTGAACAGCAAGTTACCGCTGGAGTCGATACGCATAGCCTCCACACCGCCTTCAGAAAAAGCAATGGTGTCAGCGGCAGGGAAGAAGATACCTGTGTTTGTGTCGCCCGTGGTAGTAATAGCAGGAAGTGCCGCCGTACCAGCTTGAACAGTTGTTACGCCAGTAACGCCTAGCGTTGTACCAACCGAAACTGCCCCTGTCATTGTTGACGTACCAGTAACAGCCAACGTAGAAATTGTTGACGTACCAGTAACAGCCAACGTAGGAATTGTTGACGTACCAGTAACAGCCAACGTAGGAATTGTTACAGTACCCGTAAAGGTAGGAGATACAGTGTCTGCTTTAGTTGCAACAGCAGTTGCAATATTTGCAAACTCAACATTGATCTCAGTACCCTTAACAACTTTTAAAGGATTACCAGACGCAAGTGCATCCTTAGTTGCAAAATTTGTTGTTTGTGTATAGTTTGACATTTTTTCCCCTATGCAATCTTGCCATTTTTGGCTTGAAGTTCAATCTTTTGAATGGATAATTGACTATTGTTTATATCCATTTCAACACCTATTTGGACAATTTTCCCCTTGCTGGTTGCATTTGTTTCTATTGTTGTCAATGCAATTCCAGATGTGTAATATGCTACTGTTGTGGCATTTGCGCCATATTCAGCAATACCATATTCAGCAGTTGATTGTGTAGGTATGTTTACTTGTGAAGAATAATAACTTCCCGTGAAATCATAACCCCACTTTAATGTCACCAATTGATTTGAGCCACCAACAACTATAACCTTTATTTTTTTCAAAATAGAAGTAACATTTATGTCACCAAGGTCAGAATTATTTGTAAAGTATGCCAATCTATATGATGTTGCATCATCTAAATATGTGCCATATTTACCAATGTAACCATTCTTACCAATCAACAAATCACCATTACGTTTTGCACAAAAAGATGTTGGGTCAATACTGTTCCAAATTGTTGATCTTGATGAACCATCTTGCATAATTCCCCTCGTATCAAACGCATAAACATATTTTGATACGGGAAGGTTTAACAAGTAAAGTGCATTTGTTTCAGAATATATTGCTTTAATATTTGATGTATTTTCAGCAGAAACAGCACTCATCAAATCATTACGAACATTCTTAGACAAGTCTCTTTCAGGGGAAGACTTCTCTTGAATTGTTCTCATCAAAGAACGAACACCAGAGTTAGACAAGAACAGAACATCAGTGCTAGTGGTCTGAATACTGTCCCTTGCAATACAGCCAATACCCTCAACAGTGTCACTTAATTGCATTGAAGCTGGTGTAGTTGCACCTTGATAAATCAGAATCTGACGCTTACCAAAAATGAACAGAAAGCCATTGTGTGCGGCAAGACCTGTGATCTCATCAGCACCATTTACCCAAACACGATCTACATTCAAAGAACCAGCCGTACCTGTTGACCAAACATGACCCGCAATCAAGTCAGAGAAAAATACTGTTGCGTTGTTAGTAGTTGTGTTTGCCGCCCACAATCTACCAAATGCAGATATAACAATGTTTGCTGATGGGACTGTTGCTACATATCCAGTTTTCTCTGACACTCTACGAAATGTTGTAGTGCTTACAGTAGGGTCAAATATCAATGGGTCATGCCCAGATTGAAAGAAATATGTGATGCTATTCAGGGA